TATGTATAATTGGAATTTTACCATTATCTACCGCATCAAATATTGAATACCCAAAAGGTTCTTTTGTATAACATCCGTGAAATATTTGAAAATTACCATCAAAAAATTTCTGATGAAATCGGTAATCGAATTCAATAAATCTATGGTAATCGGAATTTATTTTACTACCTTCTAACATTCTCTTATAATCATATTTGTTAGAAAATATAATAGAAGGAATATTATCTAAGTAATGTGCATTTTTACGAGTTTCGCATCTCGCAGCATATCCAATCTTATTTGAAATAATTCCTAAAAATGGTTTACTTTCTTTCCATTCATAATAATTTGTAATGTTAATAACGTGTGGATAACTTTTATGTATAGTATCGTTTTCATATCCAATCCAAATTATATTATCCGAATTATCCAATATTTCCTTTTGCCATTCCCAATCAATTTTAGTCATTAGGTTTTCATACTCATCGTTCAATCCCAACATATCAGGAATGAAAGCATGAACAAAGGTTGTGTGAGTTTTATGTAGATATTTTTTGATTATAGGATTTGGTTTGTAAGAATGATGTAAGAATACAATCTTATCACATTCATTTAATATCCTATCTATTTCATCATCATTTTGGTAAGTGTAAATTGCTCCTTCTTCTGGCAACAAAGGTCTACCATCAATTACAATTTTGTAATCTTCAGTAACCAATGGTAAAACGTTCTCTACGAAGCTATTACACCATATATCCGAACCTCCTACTATGTTTTTTCCGTAACCTGTTGTTATGAATACTATCATAAAGTTCTAAAGTAAATATTTGTTTGTATCAATGAACTTACATATTCATTTATATTTGAGTCATTTCTGCCAAAACAAACTTTTGGATGGAAATTTTCTATATAACTTTCTAAGTTACAATTTGACCAAATTTGTATTGCAAATTCTTCAATTAAAGTTTTTAAATTTTGATTTTTTGCAATTTGTAATATTTCAGTAGCTATAACCGAATCTGATATATAGATAAATCCAGCATTTGGTATTATGTAATTTTCATCTTTTGACCAAGAATATTTTTTTATTGATTCGGATTTATTATATTCAAATGATTCCGAATCATTATAAGAATTATTAAAATCATCTACATTATACTCATATATGGGTGCTAAAAATGTTTTTGTATTGATGTAATCAAAAAAATCATCATCTAAATTTTTATATAAATTATAATCCCAATCTAAAAAAAGTATTTTTGAAAAGTTTTTAGATGCTTTTTCTATTGCAATTAATTTATGAATAAATTGATACAGAATTGATGTGTATTTAAAATTTAATTTATTTCTATCACATAGAATAGTAGTATATCCCATTGAATCTAATTGTAATTTATTTTCAATACCCCATACATATACAATTTCATCATATTGTGGTGTATTTGGAATTAATGATAAATCCATATTTCCCCAAACTGCTCTAACAAATTTAATATCTCTCGTATTTTGCGGTGTTGTAATCATATTATTGATTTTCTAATTCTAAAATTCTTTCCTCTAATTGTTCTATTTTTATAAGTAATTCTTTTATAGCAGCTGTATTTAATGCTATTATTGAGTTATAATCTAATGATAAGATATTATCTAAATTATTTACATTTCCTATGTTTTTTATTAAAAATGGAAACTCATTTTGAACTTCTTGTGCTATAAATCCATAAGAATCCTTTTTTTCCGATAAAGGAGCTGTAATATCGTTCCATAAAAATGATTTTGGATTTAATCTTTCAATTTTTACTAATGGAGATTCTAAATTTGCTATATTAGTTTTTAATCTTTCATCCGAAGTTGATAAAACCGCTGAAGCGTATAAAGCACCATTTATTCTAACATCTCCTAAAAATGCAGCACTATAATTAGTTCCACCAATGGTAGCAACTGGTCCGATTTGTGCAAATCCCCCCGCAGAAGATACAATCATACCATTTACACCAATCGAAGTTTTTTCTTCGGCGGATGTTATATCGATTGTAGGACTTCCACCGGTGATACCACTAGTTGTGAACGTACCGGAAAGTGTTACTGGACCAAATGTGAAGGCAGTATATTGAGATGATATTGTTCTCGATATATATATTCTAGCATAGTAAGTTCCACCTGTTGTTAATCCAGAAAATGGAACTGAGGTTGTTCCGGATGGAATAACTGCGTGTTGATAAAGTGCTGTTGCGTTATATGAATAGTCACGTTGAGAAAAAGTAATAACTGTTTTTGATTGAACCAAACTACCACCCGATGTATATATTTCAACCGTAATTGATTGTTGTGTTAAGTTTTGAATACTATTAAAATTTGGTAAAGTTTGATTCCATTGCGATGTACCCCCAAATCCACCATTAAATGGTATATTTAATATAATTGCACTTCCTCCTGCTGTAAAATTTGCAGATATTGCTGGGGTTGTGCTCGCTGTGTTACTTACCGTTTGCGAATAGTTAAACGTAGAAAATATGGGATTCGCGGTTGTATTCGATGTGCTTGGAATTGTAATAGTTGTAGATGTACTATTTGTTGCTAAACTATCTTGTGTAATTTTAATTTTCTCAACTCCAGCGTTATTTAATGTGATATTACCATTCGTATTAAGTATAGTTGCTCCATTAGTTGATGTAAGTGTTGAAGAACCAATCGTCCAACCACCAATAGTTCCCGATGTTGATTTTAAAACACCCGTTGGAGTTACACTAAATGGTGCGTTAGCAAATGTTATATTTCCTAAAGAAATTCCGCTTGAATTAGCTATAAAAATACTAGTAGTTCCACTACCAATCGAAATAGTTCCACCGCTAATTGTGGCACCACTAAGATTACCGCTAAATGTACCACTAGCACCGCTTATATCTCCTTTAAAATATGCATCACCATTTTGTGTTATTCTAAAATTTTTAGCAGATATTCCACCAACAGCTAAATCTATTGACATTCCTGTATCAGAAAATCCACTACCATCTGCAGTACCCGTATGGTTCGTTGATTGTATTACACCTGTTCTAATTTTATTACCACTAATTGTTGTGGAATTTGAATTCACATCAGATGCCGCATTTCCTGTTGTTATTTTAGTTGCTAATCCATCACTTAATGCGGTAGATGTTGTCAATGAAGATGCCAAATTGGCACCAATATTAACATCACCGCCAATCGATAAAGTATTACCATCCCAAGTTATTCCTTTAGATGCTGCGTTGCCTATTGAAAATTTATATTTACTATCATGATATCCTAAAAAGAAACCAGTACCTGTATTATAATCGGTTTGTCCACCTTTAATATTACCACCGCCACTTAAAGTTATACCACCACCTGTTATAGTAGTACCCGCAATAAGACCAGTTTCGGCTTGAGCTTGTGGTCCTAAGTTCGATACACTTCCTAATCCAACTTGTGCTTTTGTTGTGTTTGCATTCAATACATCGGATGTATTATAATTACTTCCACCAACCTGTATTTGTCCTTTAAAAACAGCATCTCCATTTGCATCTACATAAAACGTTTTAGTTGCGATTCTACCATTATCTAAATCTATAATACTACCAGCCGTTGTAAATGGTGTACCTGCTGAATAGTTTGTAGATGTTATTTTACCGGTTGATATATTACTACCATTAATTAATGTAGTTCCTGCTACACCAAATGATAAAGCGTTTGAACCATCACTAACATTATTAGCTGCGGTGAATGATACCAATCCACTAAATCCTATTGCCTGAGTAGGAGTTCCGAAAGATGGAGTACCTGTACCACCTCCAGCGGTTGTTTCAACAACACTATAAGTTGAGTACCAATATTTGTTAGTGTTACCACTAGCATAAGTTGGTGCGCCCAATCCCCAATTTGCTGTTAATCCACTAAATGTACCCGTACTAAATGTATATGATGTTGCAGTTGGTGCAGATGGTGCAGATGTTGCAGCTACTTGATAGTGAATCATTCCCGTTGCGGTACGTTTACCATCTGCTCCAGAGTTTCCAGGGTCACCCTGTGCACCTGCTATTGCTTTTGATATTGTAAATCTAATAGTTGAAGTTCCCGATGTACCTTCAGAATCTACATATGCAATTGTTACAACGCCCGTATTATCTGTTGATGATATTGCGGTAACATCTATCGTTGATGTAGATGGTGTTGTACTTCCTACCGTTACTCCCGTTACATTTGTGATTTTAAATTGAGATGTACTTAGTGTTCCCTGATTATATGTTAAAGCAGAAGAACCTTCAAATGCAGTTAACACCGGGTCCACAATTGTACCAGTTAATGTTCCAGCACTATTTGCAGCAACTGTTTGTGAAGATGGAGTAATTGCAAATGTGATTGTAGGTGGTGCTTTTTTAACTTTAGATAATGTTATTGTATCGGTTAAAGTTCTACTACTTCCTTCAGAATCAGTAACTGTAGCAGAAATAGTTACAATTGTAGAATTCGTACCATCTGCTAAAGTTTTACCATTTAATGTTACTAAACCACTTGCAGCTGTTGTTGATATACTTGCGATATCAGAAGATGTTGCGGTTAATGATGTTATTGTTAAATTGGTAGTAGAACCATTATATGTTTGTGAAACAGTTACAGTTGAATTTGAAAAAGCATCAATTTGTGTTCCAATTGATTTTGCTGAAACTGATTGTGCTTTATTTGTTGTCGATATGGATAATACTGGTGCTGCTTTTTTAACTTTTGTTAAAGAAACGTTACCAAATACTTGTCTACTTATTCCTTCCGAATCGGTAACCGAACCCGTAATAGATAATTCAACGGAATCTGTTGCAGTTGCCAATGTTGGATAAGATAAATTAGTAGTAGTTTTAGTTATGCCAGGAAAAGCAGAACTACTATTAATAGTTGGGGCAGATGATAATGTTAGATTACTATTAGTTCCATTATATTGCTCTTTTACACTTAATGTAGAATCGCTAAATGATGTTACTTGCTCACCTGTTGATTTGGCATCAGTAGATTGATTATTATTTCCAATTACAAACGTTAATACAGGAGCTGCTTTTTTATTCTTTGTGTACGTTGCAGTTTTTGTAACAGACGTTGTATCACCGGCGCCATCCTTATAACTTATTGTTATATCCAATGAACCAGAATCGGCTGATAAATTTGTTATCCCATACTCATTTATAGATGGGTTTGATGAATTTGGTGTACACCCCGTACCACTTAGACTTGTTATAGCGAATGTATTATTTGCTCTACTACTATCATTATCATCATCAAATGTAATTGTTTCATTACCAACCTTTACGTTTACCGAACCAGATGTTAATATGAATGACCCACTTGCTACAAATCCATTCGAAAGAGCAGGAAGTGATGCGTTATCATTTGTAAGTGTTACAGATAAACCATCTAATATTTTTACAGGAGTTATTTTAATTGCATCGGAAAATTCATTTCCAAATTGGTCAGAGCCAGAAATAAAATAACTTCTTTCACCTATTGAATATGAATATGTTGAACCAGCCAATGTAAATGTATCCACACCATTTGTTGCGTTTGTAGATACAAAAGTTAATGGTGGTGTACCACTTCCCGAATTTACAGTTAATGGTGTTGTAGCTGATGCTAAATTTTTACGTTTAGCTTCTATTGTAATAACTTGTCCCGTTGGATTGAGCGACAAATCGGTTGCTTTATATATAAACTGATTTGCGTTTGATGTTACAAAAACACCAGGTGCATTATCACCATCTTCAAATCTATAAATTGTTTCATATTCTTCAAACCCCTCACACGATGCGGTGTATGTAATTGAACCTACTATTACACTACTAACACTTCCACTAAATTTAGCAATACTCAATAATGCACCGGAATCACTAACGTTGGTAAGTGCTCCTGGATATTCTCCAGCGTATGATGATGGAACGATATAGTTTCCATCTTTATCAAATGATGCACTAGAATATGTAATTGAGCCTGTATAATTAGTTTTTGTTGTTTTAAATTTAACAAATTGTGATGGTGGATTACCTACCGAACCTGATGAAAATCTAAATGCGGTTCTATCTGATTCAAATGTTAATAACTTTGTAATTGCATTTGAACCACCTGTAAAATTTGCACTACCAGTTACCGAAACAGGAACGTAGTTATTATTTACATCATAAAATTCAAATTTGAAATTAAAATCTTCATTTCCTACAACAGTTGGCATTGTTGTTACAAACGAAACTTCATCTGGCGAAAACGCTGTATCTTCTGATAATTTTAAACTTATATTACCAACGTGCCATTCACCTCGTGATTGTGAAAAATATAAAGATGCGCTTGCAAAATTGGAATCTAATTTAAATGGAATAGTTGTATCTAATAAATTTTTTGTTGGGGAAATACCACTTAATGTACCAATTAAAATATCACCACCATCAGAACCACTAACATATATTCCCAAATTGCTATCGGTTGATGCTGAATAAAAAGCATCTAAATTAAGTTCGTATGTATTTGCTGAATTTAATTCTAATGATGAACTATATCTAAAATAACCACTACCACTTAATTTCAATCCACTTTCAACTCTACTTGATGTTAATTCAGTTCCTAAAGAACCGGATATCCAATAATTTTTTAAAGTTTCTGATGTGAAAATACCTGTATTTCCAACAACACTACCCGATAAATTATATGTAGTAAGTAATTCTTTTGATTCCACCAATATATCCTGAATCATATCATAATCGGATATATCGCCCAAAGATGTTCTAAATACTTTTATTCTTTTTACATCTCCTGCAAATGTTTCTAAATTTGAAATTTTTATATTTGCAAAAGATTGATTTATACCACTATTTATTTTTAAACCTGTATTAGAATCTATTCTATAAATTGGAGAAATTAATTCGGTTATTGTAGCGGTAGGTCTACGATAAAAACGAATTTTTGTTGTATTGGCTAATGTTGGGTTTACATTTATTGTTTTTTGCCACTTTACATTATAAGTTCCTTGCCAATCAATTGGTATAGGAGTTAATAATCCATTATCATCATAATATGAACTTAATTCACCTAATATTGTTATTGTACATGGACCATAAGCAGTATCATCTGGATACACATAAACTGCTACAACTTTGGAAACACCCTCAAAATATTCGTTTGTAAATTGTTCACCATTGATTGTAGTTACTAAATTACCTTCACCTGGTTCGTGATATATAACATTCCCCGCTGCATCTTTTATTTCTATTTTAATCAAAGTATCCGGCATCAATTCACCAGAGCCTGCTATTAAAAATGCGTTTTTACCGCCGGTAAATGTATCGGGTAATTCTGTAATATTAAAATAGGTACTTGTAGGATTTGTATCTCTAACAAATGTGTTATACCTTTCTAAATTTTCAGCGAATAGAGTTTTTTGGATTACAGCCATTATTTAAAATATCTTTTCTATAAATATTCACAAAAAAATATTATGTTCATATTTATATAAAGAAAACTATAAGATTCTATATAAAACTAAAGAAAACTAAAGTTATGAAATACGCTATGTTGCAAATAAAAAAAGAAACCCACGAACTTCTCAAACAATATTGTGAAGAACATGGGTTTAAGATGGGAAGTTTAGTTGAAAATTTAATTAAGAAACACGTTGGTGTTACTAAACCTCAAGCGGGTGTGTTAAGAGCTGATAAGGTTAAAAATCAATCTTACTAAACCCATCTATCTTTTTTATCTCTATCAATCCATCTACGATATCTCTCATTTGTTCTAAGTGAGAAATCATCCAAATGAAATCGAATTGAGTTTTTAAATATTGCATCATCATAAATAATGATGATAAGTTATTAGCATCTAATGTACCAAATCCTTCATCAATAACTAAGAAATTAGGACGTGGTAGATTACAAATATTAATCAGAGCTACTCTAATAGCCAAACCACTTACGAACTTCTCCATACCACTACACATTTCTAATGGCCATTCTTGGTCCTCATAAACAATCTTTGCATTAATAGATTTACCATCGATATCCATTACGATACTAAAATCTACAACCTGCGCAAGTATATTATTGATTTCATTTTCAATAACAGGCATTGCTTTCGAAATAAGTTCGTATGGTACACCATCTCTCTTTACAGAATCGATATAATAGGTGTATAGGCGACTCTTTTCTTCTAAGTCCTTAACTTCATCCATCTTATCCTTTACATTGTCTATAAACGATTGTATTTGAGTAATAGAGCTATTCAAATCAGATATTTGTTTGTTAAGCGTTTTTACTTCCGATTCTATTTCGCTCTTTGTTCTATTTAGTCCATCGATAACCGATTCTATTTGTTTATTACGTTTAATAGTATCTTCATTATCGTGGTATCTTTGAATATCTGCGTTTACTTGCTCCAACTGAGTATCGTATAATTGTTTTTGGGTTTCAAATCCATTCAATTCTGCGATTGTTTTTTCTTTAATTACAATTGCTTTTTGATACTTAGATTTTAACTCAACTAAAGAATCCCATTGTTCTTCCACATCTGCAATATAAGATGCCTGTTGAATTAAAGATTGATGTTTGTTACCTAATTCGGTTAACTTATCTTCTTGCTCTTCAACTTTAGATTTTGTTTCTAACGCATCTTTTACGAATACGTTGTTCATACAAAACTTACAATTTGGGTCATATTCGTGTTGTTCCAAATGTGAAAGTTTTTCTCTATTAGATTCTAAGGATTGTTCTAATAACTGAATTTGATGTTCGGTTTCATTTATCTCACTTTTATATTCATCCCATTCCTTCTTAGCATCTTCGATTGGTTTACCATTAATAGTTTTGTGTTCTTCAATCGATTGTGATATTTCAGAAATACTTTGAGTATATTCATCTAATTTTGCTTTCTTACTTTTTTCTTCAGAAAGAACGTGTAGAATATCAAATCCAATTTGATTCTTTTTCTTTTCTAGCTTCTCTAAATCTAAATTTGCATCTACTGGCACTAACTCTTTTGTTAATCCCAATATTCTATTAGATAAATCTTCTACATCATTTGTTTTTGTTCCTAATTCCTTTTCCTTTGCTCTTAGTTCCGATTTCTTTGTTTGCTTTTCTAAACCTTTTTCAGCCAACTCTGTCGTAAAGTCGGTTTTCTTAAAATTTTTGATAAGTACTGCAACTTCCTTTATATCTTCACTTGCCGTTTCATACAATTTATCGAATATATCCAATCCCATAAATTGTGCTAACAAATCCTTTCTCTCCGATTGTGATTTATCAATGAATAAAGCATTGTTACCTTGTAGAGATAAAGCAGTTAGGACGAAATCTTCGTACTTACCAACGTATTGTTCAATTACTACATTTGTATCCCTTCTCTCCGTTCCATTTAAAGATGTGATTGTACCTCCCTCATCTTTCCAAAATTGTACATCCACTTTAACGTTCTTTCCTTTGTTGATTGTTTTAGCAGTTCTACTAATATGGAAATCCATTCCATTAACTTGGAAATGTAGGTGGCATTCGAAATCCTTTTTACGATTGTTCATAATGTGAGTAGCCTTAAATGCTCTACTACATTTATCAAACAAACAAAAGGAGATTGCATCAAATAGGGATGATTTACCACTAGCGTTTGGTGCGAATAATCCCATCAATCCTCCTACTTTGGCGAAATCGATTTTGTTGTTTTCACCATAAGAGAACATATTACTGAATGTAAACTTTATGGGCTTCCAATGTATATTTCTATGTACTTCTTCTTGCGTTATTCTACTATTGATATCTCTATTAATTGCTTCTAAACCATCTAAATCCGCAGTAGTTGTAAATGGCATCATTCTTTGAACATAATCTTTTATCAATGTGTTTTGATAGTTGATATCGGATATATCTTCAAAATCTAATTTGTTTAATCTATTACCTGTTTTTTGTTTATTGAATGAATCGGTTCTAATAATTGTGAAATCATCAACACCATATCTCATTTTAATTTCGGTGATTACTTTCTTTGTATCAGCGGTATCGGTATTAGATAAGCGAACTCTCAAACGTGGATTTTTTGGCATATCGGTTACAACCGGCACTACGCCATTATCTACATCCAATGTATAATATCCATACTCATTTGGAATATCAATTGCTTCGTATTTTAAAGATGCAACATCCCAAACTAAGAATCCGTGTCCATTTAAACTCTCACCAAAGTTTTGTTGTACTAATGAACCGGCATAAACTACTTTACAACCGCTTGGTGAAATCATAGTTTGCCTTTTGTGGATATCACCCAATAAGGCTAAATCATATCCATCAAACATGTCGGTTGTGAAATGTCTACTACTTACTACATACCCCACATCGGTTTGTGAATTATCAACAGGTCCGTGGAATAGTGCAATCTTTTTGTTTCCAAATAGTGTTTCTGCTTTAGGCCAATTATCTTTCTTATCAAAGATTGAAAATACAGCGAAATCTACACCACCAACTGAATACACTTGTGTATCTCTAAGATAATGAAAATTTGGTAGGTTTAAAGCCTCTACAATAGGTGATAATACATCTAACCTATCCGAATTGTTCATATTACAATCGTGATTACCTGCGATTAGGATTGTTTCACAATGTTTAGAACATTCGGTAAATAACCAACTAATCTCTTTCACCAATTCAGGTGACATTTCCAATTTAGCATGTGCAATATCACCTGCTAAATAAATGATTGAATCCTCCGTTCCTCTATTACGGATTTCTTCAAACATTTTTTCAAAAACCGCTCTATACTCTTTGTGTCTTTGTACATTACGAATATGAATATCCGCAATATGGTAAATTCTTTTTAAACTCATAATGAATTTATTTTGTTTAACAGTAAATCTTCAGAAGAGAATTCTTTAGTTTTACTTAATTCTTCATAAAATTTTTCATAGCCCATATCAGATGCATCTTTATCTTTTAGATACATCATCTTTACATTGATTCCATTTTTTCTGAAATAATCAGCTGCTTTAAGAGCTTCGTTGATTGCATCGTTATCTAATGAAATAATGATATTGTTTACTCCACTCATAAAGATTTTTTCAACCAATTGCTTGGAAGGAAACTTACCTAAAAGTGGAATTGCATTTCTTTTAATTGTTATAGCATCAAATACCCCCTCACAAAGTATAATTGGTTCATTCCAATTTACCTGTGATTCAAAACAAATTATATTCTTACTGATTGGTGGGTTTTTGTATTTCATCTTCTCTTCCGAATAATAAGAACGAGAAACAAAATAATTAAGTGAACCATCAGAATTGTATGATGGAATTATCACTCTACGAGCATATAATCCTTCTTTACAATATCCAATATTATGCTTAATAATATCTTTTATACCAATACCTCTTTGTGTAAGGTAATGTATCGCATGTTTATATTCAGGATTAAATCCTTTTGGTTCTTCTGCTAAACTAATAAATTCTTTTGGAAGTGAAATGAATACCTTTGTTTCGGCATCTTCTTGTTGTGGAGTCCAATTACTATCCCCATATATCTCTCTAATTAAAGATATTGTTTTTCTATCTACATCTAATTTACGAAGTAGGGATGTCAATTTTTTACCACCACTATTACAAGTCCAACAATGCCACTTTTGGGTTTCGGTATTAACTTGTAGTTTTGGTTTATGGTGATTACAAAATGGGCAGTAAAATGCTAATTCGTTCCCTTTTAGGGATACACCGCTACCCAATACATTAGTAAGGGCAGTAATTACCTTATTTTTATCATTGCTACTTAACACAAACCAAATATACAACAAATATTTGAAATTACCAAATTTTTATGGTTCTAAAAACCACTCTTCTGGTATTTCCTTATCTGCGTATTTGTAACCATTCTTTTCACACCACATACCATATGTGGTCTTAGAATTCTTACTGATTTTGTTTTTTGAGTTTGAAAATACAAAGCGAATATCCAAATTTGGATGCTGCTGTTTTACTAATTGATGCTTTCTACGGTCTGCTGCAACAAATCTACCTTTTGTTTCTACTATGATTCCATTAGGTAAACGAAAATCAGGATTGTAAGTATGTTGAGAAGCAGGTACAATGTAAGGAATCTTTTCAGACTCATATTGTACAACAATCCCTTTACCTTCAATTTGTTGTGAAATATTTTCTTCAAGACCGGATTTAAATCCATATTTTCTAGCAACCCATTTAGAGTTTACTTTCTTTTTTGTAACTTTTTTGGCCATTAAATTTATTTTTTCTTCATATCGGAGTACTTAGTTGCAGAAATTTCACCACCTCTACCTGTTTTGAATTTAGCTGCAGTTAAAACTTGCTCATCTGCTTTTTTCAAATCGTTTGTAGTGTATGGCGTTTTTGCATTTACTCCAGCTTCAAATGAAATTTTATCAACTCCCAATGCTGCTTTTTGCCCATCGTATAAATCTAAAATCTTTGACATAATGTTTATTGTTTAATATAAATATAAATTAAGTATCAAAACGAATAATAAAGTTTACAGGCATTTCTGATTCAGATTTAATTGGTTGTGGTAATTTTGCTACCGCCACTAAATCACAATTATCATCATATAAACCAATTGTTGTGATAAATGGTGCTAAGAAAGAGCCTGTTGAATCCATAGAACCACTTAAATCGTAATGTTCAAATCCGGCAAAATGGGTAGAAGAACTTACGGATGATGTATAACGATAATCCAAAGTATTTCCATTTTCTAAAATAGATTTTTTACGAATATATTTTACACCAGGTTTTGTTGTTGTTTTATATATCTTACCATCTGAACCTGTTATGTATTCATCTACTCTACCAACCTCAACTATTGCTGATGGGTTTTGTGATACATTGAATTCATCTTCATTCACAATTAGTAAATATTCGTGTTCGTAAATTGTTTTAGTAGATTTATATGATAATTCCCAATCCGCATTTAATAAAGAATCAGCTTCTCTAGTTAAAACTAATAATCCATTTGCATAGAACACATTACCAATTCTATCACTACCAGCCGCTCCTTCTAAGAATGGAATATTTTCAACAATCATTACTCCAGTGTTCGCATTGAAACTAACTATCTTTAAATCATAACTAACACCATTATAAACTAAATTTAATTCATTTAAAGTAACATCAATACCAATTATTTGAAAAGAACCGGAATATGGATTAGTAGCTACATCTTCAAAATCCCAACTATTATTATTTGAATCAATTTTACCAACAATAACACTATCACCATCTGCACCTATTAAATTTCCGTATCCATCATCTATAAAAGATGTATCGTTTCCATTTTTATCAGTTAATAAAATAGAACCTTTTTTTATACCCTCTCCAACATATATTTGTGGAATAGATATTACTTTTGCACTACCACTTAAAAATCTATCTCTGGTAGATGCTTGTATATTATATTCATTAGATTTAGAACCATATCTTAAAAATGGATTATCTTCATTTCCATTATAAAATTGAGCTCTTAATTGTCCATATATTGAATTTTTTGGAATTCCATTTGATAATTCACTAGAGCTTATATTAGCCTCATATAATGATATATCGGTAGAAGTATCATTAAAACTCCACTCCTTATACGCCTTAAATGGGCGAATATTAATATCTGATTTTGGTATCCTTTTTAACATATCATCTATAAATATCTTATAAACTAAAAACCCAACTTTTTATGGTTGGGTTAAATAGTTCGATATAAGTTACTCTCTGATTAGAAATCTAATTTAACTTTAATAGCGATTTCCTTATCAAATGATTTTGCAATCGGTTGAGAAGTTTTTGCAACTGCTAATAATTCATTTGCATCATCATAAAGACCTACTGAAGTAATATATACTTTAGGGTCTCTTTCGAAAGATGAATTTGCGAATGCTCCAACCGAACCACTTACGAATGTTGGGTTATTTGAAAAGTTAAATTCTCTATTGTTTGCTCTCACAAAATAATGTGAAGTAGAAACGTTTTCAGTTCTACGAGCTTGGAAGTCGGCGCCCTTTTTCAATGCATCAAATAATTTTAATGAACCTGATACTGAACCCGATTGGTGATACTGATTTGTTGTTGAACCAGCTGCTGCCATTAAATTACCACCTACTGATGCTGATAATGCGTTTGGATTCAATAAGATGATACCCATATCAGGGTAGAATAATCCAAATCCTTGTCCGTTTGATGCAGTATAAGTATTGATTGATGCAGTTAATGCAGAACCAATATTCAATGAACCACTAACTAAGTTATAAACTCTACCTGCGGTTGTTACATTTTCATCAGTTCCACCACTATCATCAATAAGAGTTACTAATCCAACCGAACCAGAAAGGTTGATTGAAACGTTACCTGGGTCTAATCTTTCTTTGTATCTTGCTCTATTTACGTTGATTGCGTAGAATGATGTCAAATCATGTGCCGCAGCGGTAGAACCACTATACACACTAAAGTATGCATCGGATGATTCTAATAATATATTTTTAAATTGATTATATACAGCTTTAGTAGATAATGTAGATGAATCATCTTGTGTTAACGTAGGTGCACCATATCCGTTTACATCGCCATATGCAATTGAAAACTGAACCTCTGCGGTGTCGGATGATGTTACTGCGTTGTAAACATCTAAATAATATTTACCAGTAGAACTATTGTGTTGTAAAGATGATGTATAAAAAGTAGTTAATGAACCCGTATCACCACTCCAAATTCCTGAAGTTACGATTTCGGTTCTATTAGTTACTTTATCGATAGCACCAAATTTTTTATAAATACCATTTGTTACTGTTGTTAAATCGGAACTAATCTGCTCACCTTCTCCTAAAAATTGGTTTACAATTCTAACCAATTCATTGGTATCAACAGGAGTTCCTGCGGTATTTGCTGCGCCTGCTAAGTACTGGGATAAGTTACTTGCTAAAAGCTGTCCTCTATTATCTCTAATTAATGCCATAGTTTATATTATTGAACGTATGTTACGGTTACTGGAATTGTTTGTGAACCACCCGTTTCGTTACCATAAACAGTTATAGTTGTTCTGATAGTCGAAGTTAATGATGGGTTTGGAATAAATTTGAAAGTTAAACCTTTCGATACTGCTGCGGTTGCTGATACATCATCACCAATAAATACAGGTACTGAGCCTACATCAGCAGTTACTCCTTCACCTACAATATCACCTGCATTTTTGTTAGCTAATATAATAGTATAGCCCATTCTTCTATTTCCTGCTGGAGATGTTGTTGGAGAAAGTGATACTTCACCACTTCTTTGGTTTACTGAAATGTTAGGAACACCAAATTCAACCACCGGAATACGAGTTGTATTCTTAGGAAGAGTTACTAACTTATACTTCATTACTTGAGTCTCATCTGGGTTTGCTTCCAATACAGGCATATTTCTAATTGCCGCATCGTAGTAAGCGCTTCCAAGTGGATGTGCTGGTTCATAAAGTGTGTAATCAATCTCATCATCTGCTAAAGCAAATTGAGTGATGTTTAATCCTTGTCCAGCTGCTAATTTTTCTCTACCTTTTTTAGTAAGAATTGCATCAACTGTCAATTCAGTATTACTTAAATATCCCATAGTTTTTTAATTATCTTTGTTTATAAATATAAATATTTTAAAATTCCGTTATTCTACTTCCAATATTGGTTCACTTGCATCTCTACCTGCCTTATTAACTCTTAATGTATTAGGATTAGATGTAAATGTTTCTATTGGGGATGTTCCATCTAATGTAGTTGCTGCAGTATTTTTTGAACCTTTATAGAAAGAATTTTGTAATCCTCTCGTTAAATCGTTTGTATTTCTATAATGCGTTGGTAAGTATCCGCTCACATTTTTAACACTTATTATATTACCACCAACAGTAGGAACAAATGAGCCACTAAATGGTTGAATATTTAATTTGGTTTCAGTATAAGTTTGTATATCTGAAACGTATCCACCACGAGGGTCACCCAATCCATTTGCCGAAGCGGTTATAGCAAATTTAGTTACAACTCTTTCTTTTTGTTCGGTAACTAATTGTACTCTAACTCTTTCTTTAACTCGTCTACCATCAACATCAAAATATGTTCTGATTGCTGAACCACTTTGTGCATAAATACCAAATCCAATAGTTTCTAATTCGGTTTGTCCAACTATTGTATTTGTATTGTTTATATCTATTTCAGATAATATACTAGCGTTTCCTAAATCAGCATCTATTACAACTTCTTTTTGATAATACTCTGATATAAAATTTGTATCGTTATAATAGTTATATTCCGCTTCCTTTTGATAACTTTCAGCTATCGTATTTTCTAAAGATGCTGTATAAATTGTAGCATAATATTGAGAATTTTCACCTATTAGATTATCTGTTAAATTTGCGTCAACAACAACATCGTATTGATTACTACTAGCATTTAATAATGTTGTATCTGAATATTTTATGTTTACATCTTGTTGATATTCATCGCCCGTTGGTTTCTTTTGAGCAATTTTACTTCTTTCTAAGATGTGTGGTTCTATTAATAAACCAGTAGTAGCTTTAACTCTAGCCGGCAACATATTCTTAATATCTTCAAACATTGATTTCTCATATAGTTTGATTAAGTTTATGTATGAATAAATATCTCTACCATCAAATCTTTTAAAGTAATAATTTCTTAAATTATCTAATTGAGAGTAGTTTGATTTGTAATCATCTGATGGGTCTCCTATATAATTATCCAAATTAATTCCACCAAATGATTTAGCGATATCAATGTTCAACTCTTTTGTAGGAGAGAAGAATAAACCAACTCTGTTTGAATCGGTTGGAGATTGGTCGTATGCTTTTTTAGTTGCTCTACTTTTTGAAGATAAATCTGATACTAATTCTTGCGATTCAAATCTAACTTTATTTGTAGAATAACGAGATATTCCCATATCAGGAACCTCCAATACAACACTTCTATCTATTGCTTCAAATTGATATGGATATGTTGTTATAGGTGTAAATCCGCTAGCAGATGCTGAAAACGATGCCGATACATTTTCTGATAATATTGTTACACTTCCCGTAATTCCTACTAAGCCATCTTCTAATTTATTTCTAGTTACAGAAGAACTGTAATATATGTTAGTATCAACATTAATTAAAGATGATGATACTGATAAATTTTTAGGATATTCAAAATCTAAACGGAAATATAAATCATCGGTTGAAGATGAAATATGATTACCATTAATCATTTCTGGGAATGAAACGTGTTCGTAAAATCTATCAGTATTTAATACTTCAGACCACAAACGAAACTCATCAACGCTTCCTACATAAGAACCACCTAATTTAATTTTAGAACCATTATTCCAATCAGTTGCTGCTGAAGATGAAATAGATTCTGCAAATATAGTTCTTTCCTTTTCAGATTGTCTTACATCTAATTTTAATCCATCAGAACCACTACTTACTGAAATACCAAAGAATTTACCATTGTATATTGGTAATAATGATGATGATATTGCATTTGTAGTATTATAGTTAAATACAACATTTCCATATGATGATGTTGTAGATGCTTGTAATCCAACATTCCATCCGCTACCACTAATTACAGTATAATTTGTGTTTTGAGAAGGTTTTACAAATAATTCAATAGTATTTGGCTTTCTGTTTTTATTTGTGTTTTTCCATTCAAATTCTATTGCTGCTCCATTATTAAATTTAAGAGCAGTGGTAACATTATCATATACTAATTTACTCTTAGTTGTGTTGGTTACTTCTGGACCACCAAATTCTAAAATTGAAAGGTTTGATGAAGGAATACCATAGCAAGATAGTAATGCATAAATTCCTCTACGAGTTCCTTTGTGTTTTAATAAATAAGGTAAATTATTTGCTATTCTTCTCCAAACTTCGTATGTTCTAGCTTTGCCTGTTTTGGTATTTTTTATATTACCCTCTGAATCTTTACCAAATGTATATTCCCATAATTTTGTATCAGCAGATAAATTTTTAGCATCCCAATTAAAGGATTTTAAAATATCAAATAATAATTTATCCGATATATCCTTTCTATTGTACCCCAATCCTCTACTCTTCTCTATTGCTTTTGTATGAAAGTATATATTATCAAAATGATGTCCAATCATTGATAAAAACAATAGTAAACTTTCATTTTCAGTATTTGTTACAATAAATTGTGGTATATTATTTTGAACCCAATTAGGATTTTCAATATCAAAATCTTCTGCTAAAGTTATTAAATTTGAATACCAATTTACAACAGTTGAGTTTGTAGATAATATTCTTTGACCAGCGTTATATGGCCAAGTTATCGAGTTACTACCATTTGTTGTATATAAAGATGATGATGTATATAAGAAATTTTCAAATCCATCAAATCCAGATAACAATTCGTTTTTCTTTATTAATTGTCTTTCTCTTTCTTGTATTTCGCTTAATAAAGATGCTGATGGCGATGCGTTTGAACCACTTATACTATTTTCATATGCTTCTATTAATTGTACTTTATATACAAAATTATCTACTCGTTCTTTTGCTGAACTGAAATGTGTAAAATTTTCCCACAAATAAGTTGAACCACTTACATAATCAATATTTAACTCATCCATATTGATTAAAGATGAACTTAAATAGGTTGTAACTAATTGTGTAGATGATGTTGAACCACTCAATATTAAATTATCTAATGATTCAAAATTAGTAGATTGCCCTTTTACATAATCAATATCTAAACTGAAATTAGGTCCTTTTATTGGTGGGCAACTAATTTCAGATTGTTCACTTAATACAATGGTTTCAATTAATGGGTTTGCCATTAACTTAGTAATCCAAAAAGTTGAATTTGTTGAAACGTTAGCTGGTAGTGGTGAATATAATTTTAATATAATAGAATCAACTACATTACTACCTAATTGAATATTTCCTAAATTATCCGTTGTTTTATCGGATAAAGTCCAATTATCATTTTCCCAAGTAGAAATTAATATTTGTTCATTATTATCAAAGTTAGCAAGATGTGTTAGATACTTACTTTCTTTATCAGGTTCAATTACTTTTAATATATTAGAAAATGCATCAAAAATAGCAGATGAAAAGATATTCTCATCTAATTGTATTGTTGGTATTGATAAAAATGTTTTTACTTCATATTCATTACCAACCAACTCTTCAGCACCGCTTCTATTAAATGGTTTAAATATTAATGTAACATTATCACTTCCTGCCCAGTTAGAAAACTTATCTCTTAAATCTTTTAAATTTAAAGAAATGTTTCCATTTGGTGTTAAATTTTTAAATAAAGTAATTCTACTACCATCTTTTGCTTTTAAATCCACATCTATTGTAGAACAAGCAAATGATGCATATTCATATTTTAAATCTATACTAAAATCTGAAAAAGATGGTATATCAATCGAATCGGTATATGTTATTTGTGTAATTGATGGAAAATCGTTTACAGCCGTAAATGTAACTAAAGCCGTTACCGAATCACCAGTTCCATATTGTTTACTCTCTGCTACTAAAACTATTTTTTTAGTACCATATACTTCAGAAAAATCTTTTTGGAAATATAATTTAACAACTCCATCGATAGCAGGAACTAACATAGTATCTGCTCTACCATCAATATACACTCTTACGTTATCAGTATTCGATGTTTTGAATGGAATTTGTACTTCTTTTTCTAAATCAGAATCTTTAACGTACACTCCATATTGAGTGGTATCTAAAGAAATAATAGGCCTATCTGCTTTTATTTCTTTTTCAAACATAACAACCACCGATATACCTGATTTAAGTTGTTCGGCTGGTAAGCTAAATGATGAATTTTGTGTATTCCACTTACTAAAATCAAACTCAGTTTTATATGCAGTTTCTAATTTAGAAGTGTTTGTAGTTTGGTATATATTAGTTAAAATATATTCGGATGGTTTATCTACATATTCTATTCTAAAATCTACTCTTCCTTTTAAGGCATCTGAATTTAGTTGTCTGATAATATTACTATCGGAAAGAGATACTTTTCCACTATCCGATATTGTACCATCGTTTTGAAATATTGTATAATTCAATACTACATTATTTCCTAACTCTTGTTTGAAGTTAGATGAAAATGCTACTTCGTATTCTACGGTTGTAATCGTATTAATAATATCATCGGATGCTTTAACTGATTTTAATTCAAAATTTAAAGTTACAGAACCTAAATCGAATGTTTTTATATCATTTGCTACATATGTACCATCTGATTGTAAATCAAACTCTTGCACAGAAAGTGTTTCGGAATAGTTATATTCTATTGCGTTGACAACCGGCTTTACGTTTAATGGTCTTTTAACTTTAAATTTTTTAGAACCTTTAAATAGGTTACGGATACCGAATGATTCATTTGTTACTCTAACATCCAATCCATCTCTTAATCTGCCAAAAAATCCACGTCTTTTCGGTGTTAGTGGTGTGATTTCAGTTTCTTGTATAGGATTAGATTGATTATCGGTTTGATAACTTTTCTTAATAGAAACTTCATAATATTTAGTAGCTTTTTGTCCGTTTTTAACTACTTCATATTTTTTAGGGCCATTAAATGTAGATGATGGTGAGTAATTGATGATGGTACTTACACCATATCCCTTCGATGCTCCATTTTCTAAAAATTCTACTTCGCCTGAATTTGAAATCAAATTTACTTTAATAGATTTACCTATTATTTCATTTGAATATGATGGTGGAATAAATAGTGGGTTTGGTTCTACGGGTGGTACATATCCACCACCACCTCCTCCGCCGCCTACACCATCAATGAAAGCAGAGTATTGACCAGTACCTTCGTATGAGTTTAGAGTTGGTTCTCCTCCAAATATATTTTCTAATGCTTTTACCACTCTTTATTCTTTATTATAAATATCCTATTGTATATTTTCTCTTTGTCTAACATCATCTACATATACATTTTCTCTACCTCCGCCAGTTCCAAAATCTCTACCACCAGAATAGTATCCACCGCCACCGCCTCCGCCACGAGGACCACCACCCCCGCCACCTTCAGATGGAGTTGGAATTATTTCTTTTACAGGTTCTATTTTAATAATAGGGTCTGGCTTTATTATCTTAATCGGTTCTTCCTTTATAGGTTCTATTTTAATTGGCTCTTCCTTAACCGGTGGGTTTGGAGGTAAATCAAATATTGGAAGAATTGGTTTAGGTTCTGGTTCTATTTTTATTGGTTGCTCTGTTTTTATTTCGAATGTTCTAGTACCTTTAATATTCAATTCTACTTTTTCCGGGTTATAAACATTTCTTACTTTATTTTCGGCAATTTGTATATCACCAACTAAATCTTTAATTTCTTTTTTAAGTTCGGTAATTTCAAATTCTTTTGGAAGTACTTTAATAGCAATATCTCTTCTTTTTAATGTTTTAGTATGATATTCAATAGTTTTTCTTAATATGCTTTGAATTTCATTAATCAACATTTGAAAATCATATTGTTCACAATCTTCAAATCTTATAAATGATTTTTGTCCAAAATTAGATTGAGATATAT